TTTCTCCGCCAGCTAACCGAATCGGACGCGGACCTTTGCCCGTTTCTGAATCAACCATCTTTTTACCGTAATACAGGAACCGTCCCATAACGCCAGTCGCGGCGCAAACTATGCCGCTTCCAGCCAGCGACGCGTTCCGCATACGAACGGTATTTATAAACGTACCCGTTACCATCGGCATATATGGAATCATGTCATTTACGACCTGAGTATCAACCATATACTGCGCCTTTGGCATATTCGCTAAGATTCGATATCTTAGCTGGCTGTCCAGCGTCTTTTTAGATAAGCCCGATTCTATCATTTTGCCATTACCTCAAAGTGTGGTATCACGCTGTATTTTGCCACAGATGATATCGCGTATACGTCGTGCGTCTCGTTCATATAGTTGTAAAAGCCTTGTGGATAATCATTATCGTCAATCGTTGCTTCCCCGTTCCATTCTCCATTCAAGAAAAAGGAAAAGTTGTCTCCGCTTGCCAAAGTAATCGTCCCCTCAGCTCCGCTATATTCCCGTGGCTTTACCGCAACGATGCCGTCCGCAACCTCCAACGTGTTCGGATTGTACGCGATGTGTAGCTTCGCCCTGTCCTTGCTGTTCTCTCCCAGCCGCGCAATGATAGCACTGCGGTCTGTATTCAAGTCCACCTTGTCAATCCGTGTCGCGCGCCATGTACTGTCGTGTAAGCAAAACAGTGTTATCGTGTCAATATACATGGGTAACGCCCTCCATACAGTAAATTCACGCCGTTGCTATCCTGTACGCCGTCTAAGTATGTGCGAATGATTTTGAATAAGTAAGTCGTTTTTGCGTTCGGGTCCATAGACGCCGCTAACACGTCCGCGTTCGTCACGTAAGAGATTGATTCGGAACCGCTCGACGCTGATGCAATAATCCCGCTCCGCCCGCTCTGAACGGCTTGGCTGGTTAAATCCGCCGCCGTTTCGATGTCGTGGATTGCGTTCATTAACTCAACTATACATTCCTTGATTGTCAGGATATCGGATTCGTCAGTCGGGAAGGCAATCTGTAATTTCTTCACGTTGTCCACGGTCAATGTGAGTCGGTCTAAATAACGCTCCGCTTTGCGTTCAAGCGCTTCAAAGTCGTCCTCCGTGACTGTTTTCGATGCTGTATTTAATTCTGCGTATTCTTCATACGTGATATACATGATTGCCTCCCGTTAGATTAGAATGTCAGTTTTGCGATACCATCAAGATATTCTGCCGCAAGAATGATTCCCATGATTGCAAAGGATTCGGAAACTGCGTGAGAATATTTGCCCTGAGTATGGAAACCGATAAGATTTGTTTCTCCGCCAGCCGTTACATACTCAAGTCCAGCACGTGCGAACGCACTGTCAGACGGGTCGATGTAATACATAATCAGGTTATTAACAGCCGTTGCAAGTACGGTCCCGCTTGCTACCTGATTGTCTGAGCAAAGGAAGATTGCACGATAGCCCATGAAATTCTCAACATAGTCCATACCAAACTGATTCTGTACGGTAATCTGTGCGCTTCCTAAGTAGCCGTAGAAGTCCATATAGTTTACGAAACCAACAACGCCGTCAATGCCTTTGTGCATAGAACGGAATTTGTTTTCTACTGCGCCCTTTGCATAAGCAACAGCAGACTGGAAATCAGACGGTGTGATGCCCGCTGGTGTCAGTGTTCCAGTATTGGCGAATGTGTAGAACTTGCCAAGTACGATGTCCTGTAATTCAGCAAGGAATTCGTCGTCGGTCTTTTCGATTGCGGTATCATAGCCGTATGCGTTGATAGCCTCAATGGAAACAGCCTTTGCATATTTGTCGATTGCGATTGTCCCCAGTGGTGTCTCTGTAACAGATGCAAGGCTGTATGGAATTTCGTCGCCCTCTGCTACTGCGCCGCTCTGTAATGTAACAGCCGCCTTTTTAACGTAAACATTGGAACCAGCTTCTTTTCTTACTGGATTAGAAATACCCAGCATTTCACGTAAGCCGTCCCATCTGTCCTGAAAACGGGAAACAAAGTCAATCTCTCTTGGTGTTGCTGTAATGTTTGCAACCATAGTAGTATTAGCTTTCGGTGCCATGTTTTAAATTCTCCTTTTTAAGTCTTAGATAAAAAGGTCCATGTTCGCTTCAATAGCCTTCTGCCGCTCTTTTGTGTCTTTGATTTTCATAATTTCCTCACGGCTTTTATAGCTTTTTCCGCTGTCATGTCCCATCGGAGCTGTAAACCTTGCTTTTGGTGTTTCGTCCTCAACTGCGAACGCGTCCGCGTCCGTTGCCTTGATTGTCTCCACAAAGTCTGCAAGCCCCATGATTTTGCCGTTTACGCACTGCAAGCCAGCGCCTTTTACTTGTTCCATCACGGCTTTTTCTGCCGCCTTAGATGTAAACTTATAAGCGCCCATTTCCGCTTTAAGTGCTTCGTCAAAGTCGCGTTGTGCAATACGCGCGTTGTAATTGTCCTCCGCTTCTTTGGCTTTTCTCTGAGCTTCTGCAAGCTGGTCTTTTAAGCCGTCCACGTCTAACCCTTCAAAGCCTTTAAGCGATTCCGTTGCTGTGGATAACTGCTCTTTGAACCCGTCGCGCTCCGTTTCTAACCGTGATACGCGCTTGTCAAATTCAGCTACCGTCTTGTAGTTTTCGCTTACTGCTTTTCTTAGGTTTTCCGCCTTTTCCTCAGGTACTTCAATCTCCAGCTCTGCTAAAATCTCGTTAATGTTTTTCATAGTTTCTCCCTTCCACGTTTTGTTTTAATTGCGCCGTCCGCAATAAAAGGATTTTTATGTAAACAGTTGAACCACTGTTAGGGTCTATCCGATATGCAACCGTGATTCTTGCGGTTTCAATTTAAACTTGTCGCAATAGTCGTAATATTCGCTTACTTGCCTTGTTAAAGTGTTCAGCTTCGCTTTGCGTGATATCGTTATGCGGTCTATTGCTTCCTTGCTTTGTGTATTCTTCAAAGCCGTGTCATACGCCGCAATAGCGCGCTTTGTTTTTCTGATTCGCCGCTCTAATAGCCTTTGCCTTTGGTCTATTGCATATTGGTCTTTGTTAAACTTCATACCCTCGTAAGGGTTTTTCATGCCTTCAAAAAAAGGACCGTAACTGTGGCGGCAATTTGCGCCTTCTAATCCTGTTACCGTCCCGATATCCGTTGAGCGACAAAACTCTTTATATTTTGCTTTTTCTTCGTCTGTCGCCTCTGAATAATTTACATTTTCGGTTATATTGATTCGCCTTGCTAACTCATTCCAATCGACCCAAAAGACTTTACCTTGCCACGGCTCGTGTGTAGGTCGTGCGCCCTGATGCGCGCTTGTCAGGAATAGATGTACTCCGTTTTCGGCGGCTCGCGTTGCTGTTACCTTACTGCAAGCCTGTGCCACTCCCGTACGGATTGCCCTTGCTGTGGCTGTCTCTATGGTGTCTCTATGCCCTGATGGGTATATCACTTCGACGCCATTAGACGCTAACTTGTCCACGGCTTCCATGTACGCCTGTGTCCAGCCCTTCGCGCCTGTCGTTACTTGCATATACGCGTCGTTGCATGAGTTGATAAACTGTGTGTAAACCTCACGGGTCAATGTGGTCCCCGTGAAATTCTCGAACCCTTTCATACTGCGCTCGTATGCCGCCTGTAAAATCCTTAAGTACGTCGGGCTTTGTGTCAGGTCTGTCTTGATTCCTACTTGCTGATAGATGCGCCTGTCGTATGCGGTCTGTTTCAGTCCCGCGTCCTCGTACGCTTTTTTGACTTCCTTGCGTTGCGCCTTAATTGCCCTTGTAACGTCTTTTTTTATGTCATTAAGCAAATAGCCCGCCTCTTGTAAAATCTTTATCTGTTGCTTATCTGTGGCTGTTAAATAGGCTTCCTCGCCTCGCCCCAGTCGCGCGGTCATACGCTTTACCATGTCGTTTATAATCTCGTCATGTAAACGCGCGGAAACTTCCTCCGCTTCGTCCGCTATGTTTGCAATGTATAAAGGGTCTAACATATTACTGCGGCGCGAATAAAGCCATATCTTGCGCCTGTTGCGCCTGTGCCTCCCGTCTGTATTCGTCTATCTGCTTCGCTTCTTCCTCTGTAAATCCTTCGTAATTCACAAGGTAATACCAAAACGGAACATACCCGCTCTGCACGTAAGAAAACCATCTGAGCTTATCTTCCTCGTGGTTTTCGGTAATATCCATAAAATCAAACGTCACTTCGTACGTTCCGCGTGGCGCAAGGTCGTAAGCGTCCGCAAATCGGTCAAGCGCGTAAATAAGCCCTTCAAGGCAAGCGCGTAACTGCTCGCGCACGTCCGCGATTAGCTGTAACGTTCTTCTGTCGTCACTCTCAACCTGAGTCGCCGTTACCATGCCAGTCTTTTCGTTAAATACGAAATAGCCGTTACTAAAACCGCACTTATAACCAATCTGTGAAAGTATCGTATTTAAGCCCTGAACACGCATTGCTGTATTTAATGTCGGGTTTATCTCGTGGTAGATATCGCCTGAGCCTGTACCGTCTACCATCTTTACAAAGTCAGGCAAGCCCGCGTTTTCAACAATAACTTGCTTCTGAGCGTTTCCAATCTTGGAGCCGCCTACCATCAATCTATCGCTGTCAAGTAATACCGTACGCTTGGAGTCGTAAATCTCTTTTGACATTCTCGAATAAGCAATGTCAGCGTCGCTTAATTCCTCCATAGCGTTTGCAAATAATGGTAGTGTTCTATTACTGTTCGGGTTTAGATTGTTCGCGTTCGGCAGTCTGAACATACCGAATAACATACGCTCGACGTTCGTCGCTACCGTGTCCTCTTGTAAGTCTTTCCATAACGTCTCTTTGATATCAACCCGCTTTGCAAGGTCATTTTCTGATTCGCCTCTAAAACAACGGTTAGAAATGTAATATTTCTCGCCGTCAATGCGATGATATTCTAATCTTGTATACCAATACTCGTTACGCGAATTGTAATAGGAATCCTGAAAGATGATTCCTATAATGTCGGTCCCTACTTCCTCCGTAATGATGTACTGAGACGGGAACACGACGTCAACTGTGTAGCCGTTCGGCTTGATGACAACCTCCCCGTTCGCGCAACCGTACTCGACCCAGTGCCTCAGTTTGGTCCTAAGCCTGTCTATCTGTTCCTGTAAGTAGTCCGCCCTTGCACTGCCCGTGATGCTTACGCTTGCGTTTAGTGTTGCGAGCCTTGCCACTTCGGAACATACCGTCTCCGCGACGTTGATTGTTCGGATATCGCCTTCCGCCCAATACGGGTGTCCCTCGTACGCGTCAACGCACTCTTTGATAAAATTAACGGTCTTGTCGTTGCTGGCAATCTTAACGTCGAATTCCTGTTCTGCCTTATACGCCCATAACATATTCATAAACCAATTTTTCACCTTGCCTAATACGCTCATTTATGCCTGATTTCCTCGACGTTTCCAGTATGACTCTGTGGCATACCTTACCGCGTCTATTGCGTGATTGTTCTTGTCGGGATAACCCCTTACAACGTTGCCTTCCTTGTCGCGCTCGTATTCGTAATTTGCGAATTCCTCCGCCGCCCGCGGCGCTCTCTGCGGGTCTATTACTATCTTGCGAACGCATAACCATTTAAAACTATAATCAATACTGCCCGCGCCCTTTTCCGCTGGAACCGCTGGCAGTCCTAAGTCTCTGTAATCGTTTACGCTCTTTGGCTCCGCGCTGTCACACGTGATTCTATAATCGTCCCAGCCCGCCTTCTTAATAGCCGCCGCCGTGTCAGCGTTTGGCATTTTATTGCCTGATATCTCACCAAAGATATAAAGTGTTTCTTGACTTGATACATACGCGACGCGCTCAAAACAAAACGGGTCAGGGTACCAGCCCCAGTCAACGCCTCCAAAGATGTACTCGAACGTGTTTATTTCCGCGTCTGTGATTTCCCTTATCTCAAGGTTTTCAAAGACGGCTCCGCCCGTACCATTCGGGACCCCTAAGTATTCATGCTCGTATGCTGTTTGATTGACTTCTTTTAAGTGTTCGGCGTCGTCGATAAACTTCTGCCCTAACCATTCTTTAGGCGCGTCTAAATACGTCGAATGATGTATCACGCGGCGCGGGTTTACTTCAATCTCTTTCCTGTTTACCCACGCGTCCAACGTCTTAGGCGGGTTATATGATTCAAATACATACGATTCGTTTCCGCCTCGAATTACAGACTGATTGATAGAACGTTCTTCTTCTTCGCCGTTGATTTGGTCTAATTCCTCTATCCAAAGAATACCGATATAACCGAATTCAGGCTTAATAGACTTCAGCTTTAACGGGTCGTCCGCGCCTCTGAAATATATCTTCTGCCCTGTTTTCTTGTACGTTATTTCTATCGGGTTCTTGATAAAAGTAAATTCGTCCTCACACTTTAATTCCCTTATCGCCCACTTAATCTGTGCATAAACGGAATCTTTCAAAGTGTTTCCAATCTTACGACAAACGCACACGTGCATATTCGGATTATTCTTTAACAGCTCGACAATCTTTAAGCTGATAAAAGAACTCTTTAAGGAACCACGCCCGCCTTTGAATATGTAGGTTTTGTTCGGCTCTATCTCGCGGTTGATATCGACGTAATCTTTACCCAGTAATTCGGCTGGTATTAAGAACTTCCTGTTGTCGCTCTCTTTTACCTCCGTCCATTCGTCCCACTTATCCGCCGCCTTAACACTGCCCTTGATAGCCTCGTTATAGATGCCCGCAATGACAGCCATGTTTCCTGTAAGGTCCTCGTCTGCAAGTCCGAAATTATCCTGTATTTTCTTTTTCAGTTTGGCATTTTGTATCGGGCTGTTCGCAATCAAAGACGCTAACTCCCTTGTTGTTTTTGCCCTTCTTCTTGCGACGCCTGACGCTATGCCACCTTTGCGCCCATTCTTCGCGGCTTCCTCACGGCTTTGCTCGCTTGTGAACGGTGCTTTAAGGTTCTTCTCGTTAGCCATCACTTTATGCCTTACTTGTTGATTATTTAGTTACTGCTTAAGGCAAGGATTTGCACCTTGCATGAGGTTTTTATCTCGGTACTATTTGGAAAAGCAATAAAATCTCGAGAACTTAATTACCGCGTTTCCGCCCCTCTGTCCCTGTGCGTCTACCTATTCCGCCACTTAAGCTAATTAAAGGATTAAAGATATGAAAATGAAAAAAGGTTGTAGCCTCGGTTACTTTTTCTCAAAACGATATGTAAAACCGTATTTACTCGCGTTCTTTTTAAAATATTCATGATACGGTTCTACCTCCAGCCTTCGTTCTTCCGCTTTTACTTCTTCTCGGCGTTTTTGGTCTAACTGGTTATATCGTTCTCTTACCGAATCCATGTATTGATTAGCCGATTCGTTTCCTTTGGAGTTTCTTATGTCGTTCCACTTATTAACGATTGCGTTTAATTCTCTATTTGTGCGGGAATTTGCCATGTTCGCTTGTGCTTGTTTTCTAAGCTCCAGCCCCTCAGGTGTTTTTATCTTTTCCCAGCCGTCTCTCAGGTCCGTCCAATTTCCGTTAAAGCCTTTAAGGTTATTTATTAGCCTGTATGTTCCCTCTTTTGCCACCGCGACAATTTCACGCGCGCCATAACCAAAGTCTGTTAAGTCGTCGCCTGAGAAGGTTCCACCGTTTGGGTGATTGTGTAATGAGATATTCCCATCTAAGTATTGCCGCTTCTCTCCCACTGTTGACGCAACGCTGTGTTCTTTGCCTTGTTTCTTTAGCAATACTTCCCCTTTAGGGTCTATGATTCGGTATTGTTCGTTTTTTAATTTTGCTGTTTGTTTTGTGAGCTTCTTAATTGTCCTATCTTGTTCAATCGTCCGCCCCATTAGGCGGGTCCGCCCGCTTGAGCCACGTCCGCCCATATTTTCTCCCATCAAAAAAGACACGCCGTTTTGACGTGCCTTTCAGCTACATATTTCACGTGAAACTATTTCCGTTTTGTTTTCTTATCCGCCGTTACGCTTTTCGGTTTCCCGATAAATTTCGGGTCTGCTGGCGGTCTTGATAAGATTCTCCCTGTTTTTTTTGAGACAAAAACGCCGTGTCGTTTCCCGTCCAGCGGAATGTCTCGCATACCAAAGAAATAACTATCCTTAGTTTCCCCGCTTACGTCATACTTGTCGCCTTGTTTTTTCCCATATTCAAGCGCCCTCGCTTTAGCTTCTTTATAATCCACGCGCACCTCCTATTTCGTTTTCCGTGGTTTAAAGTATTCCCTCGCTAAATCGCTATCCGTGATTATTGGAATATTATCTATTCTCATAAATCCAGCCATATTATAACGCGTTCCAGTCTCCCTAAGTCCACCACTAAACATATGAACGGTTCTGTCTCCGCCGTCTATAAAAGTCTTAAGGTCCATCATTGCGCCGCTTTGCGGGTCAAATACTTGCACCTTCCCGCTCTTTACCTCAAAGTTTACAAGATGCCCTGTTTGTGGCGTATGCGCCCTGAGAAGTCCTCTTTGCCCGTTTGACATTTGTTTTAAAATATCCGCCTCAAGGTCTTTTGCTGATACCCGCGGGTTTCCTAACAAGTCTCCCTGTAACCCGAATAAACTCCTATTAAATATGTCCTGTCTCATTGACTCAGGGAAAAGATTTATCCACGAATCACTATTTTTCTTAAACTCACCCGACGCCCTGTTGCCCGTATACCCTGTCGCCTCAACATATATACCGCGGGCGTTTAACTCCGCCGCAAGTACACACGTCTGACAGTTTGCGCTATATTCGGGCGAATATCCATAATTAGGGTTTACAATATTCTCCCTATCGCTGTATAAGTCCTCGTATGTTAGCGGGTCCTTTGGGTTCTTCGCTAACTCTGTAACAGTTTCCGCCTCAGGTGGTGTAGCTGGTGCGGGCGCGGCTGGTGTTGTTATTCCTGTTCTTCTTGTTGATTGTCCGCGTCCGCCCATGTATGCTCCTTATTTCTTCTTTGTTGTGTTCTTCTTAGCTGGCTTCTCATCAGCCTTTACTACTTTTTTCTTTTTGGTCGAGCCTCTGAAAAAGCCTTCCTCAATGATAATGTCGTCTCTACCGAATGGTTTCTTTGCCATAATTTGATTCCTCCTTAAAAATATTTATCAATGTATTCCCTTGTTATTCTAACAATTTCCCTTGATAACGGGTTCGCGTTTCCTTTGTTTTTTCCGTAGTCAGCGATAGCCTCCGCGTATGTTTCCACGAAACTGTTCTGAGAACGGTTTTTATAGAACCTTGAGCCATATCCACTTAAGCTGTTCTGAATCTGAAAATATGTTCTCTTGTCCCCGTTGGCTTTCAGGTTGTCAAGCGCTTGTTTTACGATTGGCGTACTTGCACGTTCCCATATCCTAAGGTCATTCTCCATTGCCGCAGTTAATTTTCTGTCAAGATAGTGTCCAGCCTCGTGTACCGCGATGTCGTTGAAGTTTGTTCCTTTAGGGTGGAATCCCGCCGCGACGTCCTCAATGTAGGTCTGTCTTAATTCGTTGGTGTTACTAAACAACCCGCCGTTTATTCCAAGCGTTCCCGCGGAGTCCATCCACGCATAAGTATCACCTCTTGCCCCGTCAATCATATTTAACGTAACAAATTCGTCCCTGTTGGTTATGGTTTTGATTGCGCCGTTGATATAATCTGCGATGTTCTGCACGTTCTCCATGCCTATCGCTTTTACCACGTTGTCGGTCGCTGTCATTGTTTCCGTTGTGAATACTACCTCTGAGTTATCGTCTTTGACTCCGCGCCCACTTGCTCCGCCAGCTCCGCGTCCAGCTCCACGTCCGCCCATGTTGTTTATTCCTCCTAAGTATAAACTGCTTACAACATGGACCGCAAATATTATTTCATTCTGTCCGTGTTGTGATTGCTAATGTATTTCACTTCAATATTGCCAAAGTCATAGTTGATTTTTCCGCCGTAACAAATTATCAATGACGGGTCTAACCGCTTGATTGCCTCGTCCATTCCGTTGTTCCATATCTCGCCAGCGGCTTCATTGGTTTTTACCCCTATCGTGGAAACGCTAACCACGCCTCCAGCCTCCAACCCATCAAAGCAAAAGGCAAAACTTTCAGGACTGGACCACGACAGTGTAGGGATAACTTTAATCCCGTAGTCTTGCATCATCTGCCCCACTAATCGTGAACGGTAGATGTTCCATATCTGCATGGCTATCGGCATATCCATATACAGGGAAAAGTCAGGCGATAAAACACAATCAAACTGTGCCAGCCTGTCCATGTACTTAAACGGCTCGTTCCATATCCGCTCAAACTGATAATCGTCGATATAGAAGTGGACCCCTTTATCAAACGCGTCGGTGTTTAGAACATAGTTGAACGATATCAAGTCATTCGGTACGTGATTACAGCGTTTGATAATCGGCATCTGATAGAATCCATCAACTCTATCAGAATCGTACTCATCGAGGTTGTAGCCGTCGTATGTTCTCTGTCGCTCATTGACTTTTGGTTCTTCCCAGTCGTCCTCCAGCTCGAAGCCAAAGTCCTCCATATCCAGCTCTAAGATATCGGCTATTTCGTCGTCTAATAGGTCGAAATTCCAATCGGCTAACTCCGCAACTTTGTTGTCAGCTAATCGAAACGCTTTTACTTGTTCGTCGGTCAGGTCGTCCGCGATAATACACGGGACCTCTTTCATGCCTAACTCTTTCGCGGCTTTTAGCCTTGTATGCCCCGTGATAATCACGTTGTTTTTGTCAATGACTATCGGGACCTTGAATCCGAATTCTTTAATGCTGTTTGCGACGTATGGAACCGCGTCGTCGTTCAGTCGTGGATTGTTTTCATACGGCTTTAATTCAGTTATTTTTTTGTTAATGATTTCCATGCTTGCCTCCCATAACAAAAACAGCGGCACGTGTTGCGTGTCGCTGTCCCCGCTATGAGTTTTCAGGAAAAATCAAACTTGTGAAACTTTCACGGTGCCATATTAACACGCGCCTTTGTGTTTTTGTGTGTTTAGTTGAATAAGTACCCGCCTAACGTCGATTGAATGATTACATTCTCGTTCTTTATCGGTCTGAGTCTTAAGTAGTCGGTAAACTCGCCCTCAGGCTTTTCGGTGTAGCTGATTAGCGCCCCGTTTCCGTAAATTGCTAAAACCCTACCGATTTTCCACGTCAATACATTCACAACGTACATACCCGCTTCAAACTCTTTCATTTTGCGTTTCATTTCGTCAACGCTCGATTCAATAATCAGTTCTTCCACTCTATCTCCCTCGGAATGTTAAATAAGTGTTTCATTGGCTGTCTATAAAGTTTCTGTGTGAAGTCGTGCATAATACAGTTGTCATTGTTGCACTCTTTGCAAAACGCTTTACAAATTACGTCTTTAAACTGGTAATACTTTATTTCATGTTCTTTGCTCATTGGTCCTCCTTAAGTTGCAACAATCGTCCGCGTTCGGATTGATTGTTTTCCAGTAATTGTAATGTTCTGTTACGTCCTCGCACACTGACTTGTTCGGTATCGCGATTCGGTTATACAATTCGATTTTCTTCTCCAGTGGTAAGTGGCAATATCCGCTTTGTTTCACGGTATAATCCGTATAGTCGATATCGAACCATCTTCTAACCCACGTATTCACCCTTAGAAACTCGATAATCGCTTTATTGATACCTAAGTCGTTCAGCTTATTAAAATCCATGTATTCGGGAATCAGCGGGCTTAAACGGATAGCCACATCGAACCCTTCCGCCTGTAATTTTTTGATAGCCTCGATTCGATGCGACGGCAGTGATGCTTTTTCAAAGTTCAACCTCGTGTAAAGGTCGTCGTCCAGTGTAGTCACGGTTATTTGGATATGCGCTAAGTCCTTGTCCATTACTTGAATGTACTTGTCACTTGCTATGATTCGGCTTTTGGTAACGATTAGATATCCGATACCGTACTCGTTCAGGATTTTGATAGTCTCATACGCTAAGTGCCTCTGTAATTCCAACGGCATAAAACAATCGGTCATGCCGCCCATTCGCACAATCGTGCCTTTTGGTAGCTTCGCTATCTTCTTGCGGACCTTTTCGATATCCGCCTCCGCTGGATTTTGGGCGTCCCATAGCCCGCGGAAACTCAATAAGCTTTTGGCATAGCAATAATCACAATCATGCTGACAGCCTTTGCCGTACACATCTAAGCGAATGTTGTACTTACACTTACTGCCTTCATTGCCGCCTACTTGTTTGTAAAAGCTCTTAAATTCTGTCAAAGGTAATTCCTCCCGAATACTTTCATAAAATCTTCCTGTGTCCCGTTTATTTCTTGCCACGCTTCCTGACATTGCTTTTTAAGCCTCAGGTCTAAGGCGTGGTCAAAATGGACGCCGTTGTTGCTCATGTTGTGGTGTTCAGGACAAAGGTAAACCCAGCACCCGTACTTCTCTGATAATTTTCGGTTCGCTCTGCCGTAGAAAACGTGATGTTTGTGTAGGTTCCCGCTCCTCCCGCATACCAAACATTGCTTTTCGTTTGAGATAATAGACTTCATTTCCGCCGTTCCCCATAATTGCAAAAGCCGTTCAGCTTGATTTTCTCTAACGTTTTGCCGCATCTCTCACACGCAAAAAGGGAATCATGGTAGTAATGTGTGCAATCTTTGCATCTCACTACTTCCACAGCGTCAACTGCTGGAGCCTGTTCGATTGCTTCCATTGCTTCGTTAATTGTGCGGTATATCATTTCATGGATTTTATGCTCCGAATATTCAGGCACATCGCTATGCCGCTCGTCAGGCGACACGGCTAACGCCCAGTCGTTAAAATGTAGAAATAACTTATCCGCATCAATTAGCCTCATCTTCTCTCCTTTCGCCATAACTGCAAAAGTCGTTTGAATTCTTTTCGTTGCGTATCATTCGACAACAAGTGTCCTCATACTTACAATCCTTGCACCTAACTACTTCAACTAAATCTGCATTCTTAATAGCATCCCATCGTTCTTTCTGCTCCGTACAAAGCCGTGCGTCATAAAGCAGATGAATACTGTTACTTTCAAGAATCATCTTGATGTCAGATATTACGCTCATCTTCTCTCCTTTCATTGCTCAAGCACATTTCTTATTTTCAGCATCCATGATTCTTTTTCATTCCTTGCTCCGTCCTCATACCCTTTGCGGTAGGAGTCTCGGTCATATTGCAAAGCCTTGAGAAGTTCTTGTTTATTCACCGCGATACCGACATCTTGCACCGCTTTTAAAATCCCATCCTCTAACTTTGTTTCCATGTTGCTGTAAATAACATCAATAGGACTTTCGTACATCTTCTTCCTCACTTTCCTCCGCGTAACTGCACAAGTCACAATCCCCTGTGCAAACTCTCTTGTCGCATTCCTCTGTCCATCTCCATAAACTAACGCTCACACTCATCACCTCGCATATCTGCCCCACAATTCGGACAAAATTTAGACTGCCAATCTTGTTCATATCCACATACAGAACACCGAAACATTGTTACATCTGTTGTGCCATCGCCCCACGGCACTTGCATTTCATGTGGAATCCACTCCCCATGCTTCCGCTCAAGTGCTTCGACTGCCATGTCGAATGGCTCTGCATCAAATGAACCACGCGCAAAAATAATTGTAGGGTCTTCCTCAAGCCTTCTTCTGTACTTTATCAACTCGAAAATCGCTTCATTCCTTGTCATCTTCTTTCCTCTTTCCGTAATTGCAAAAGTTATCATCGTCTAAACATCGACCATCACAACAAAACCATTTATTTTTAAATCTATATCTGCAATATTTACATCTGACGACCTCGACAACATCGGCTGAAGGAAGATTCTTCAAATCCTCATAATGAACGTTGCCATGAGAGTCTACTAATTCACCGATAAGGTAGAAATCAATATATCTACTCATCTTCGTCAACCTCCCATACATCCGAACAATAAGGCGCACTTCCACAGCCATATTTACTTGGCACAACATCGGCTGTCGGTTGTTGCTCTAAAATATTCTCAAACAGTTTATATCTAATCCAACATCCACTATCCCATCGTTGCATTTCGGTATCAGTTTCAAATGCTTCATGATACATTGCATTCTGCAACGCATCCGCATCAATGTATCTACTCATTTACAGCCTCCCAGTCAATCAAAGGACTCATTCCTAACTTCAAACACTTCCACATTGCCTCGTTCTTGACTTCGTCGGATATACCAGTGCAATATTGGACCGCTTTATATATCCCGCAAGCCATCGCCCTTTTACTTTTCGGAATCGGTACGTCGTATTTTTTGCAATATGCTTTTAGCTTTTTATCGTCATCGTTCATTACAAATTCAATAAACGCCTCGTTTCTTTCCTTCGCGAAATTCTCCATTGGCTTTTGGGTCCGCCGTGTGTAGCGGACCCGTCCTCCTTTCTTAGTCGTGAACCTTTACGACGAACACATTAAGCCCGCGTTTTCTAACTTCGACCTTCTTCTCATACAGTCTGTTTGCTACCAAACGGACCGCATAGCTTAAGGAATCCGCGCTGTGGTATTGTTCTTCCCAATTCACCACCTTGACGGCTTCCACGTCAGGTGCTTGCATAAATGCCTGTAAGAGTTCCTCAATCTCTTTTACGTTCTGATTTTTACGTCCAGCTACTTCTTCAACCTGTTCAAATTTCATGTTTAATTCCTCCTAAATTTTTCAAATTCTGTAACAGCTTGGGTTAATAAGTGTCTTGTCCATTCGTACGAGTAATTCATTTCAGACGCGACAATTAGCATATCTTTACATTCAACGTATCGTTTGAATAACACTTGCATATACCGCGCGTCGTCAACTTTTTGAATCTCGAATGTTATTTTGTTTTTCAGGCTTTCAAGCTCTAATCGTTTCGCCTCCGCTTCCTGTTCAAGAACCACATAGTCTAAAACCTGATTCTCTTGCGTGTCCGTTCGTAAGGCTGTAACAACGTCGGGCTTGTCGTACCTGATTGCGCCGCCAGCGGTTGCTTTTTCTTTAAGCTCCGCGATGCGAATTTCCAGTTGCTCGATTTGTGCGTTTATCCTCTGAATTTGACGCAAGTATTCTCGCGTCCCCAAACGCTCTGTTTTCAATTTTTTTCCTCCACGCTTAAAACTGTCCGTTGTGTACCTAAAAGCGCCTCCCTTGTCCGCTGTGGTAGCTTCTCCAGCGTTTTACGTCGTTCTTCTACTGTGCGATAGCTCCTTAAGAATTGGCTTTGAACCACTCCCTCGTTAAAGTCGCTGTCAATAGCCCAGTGGTGTAACTGTTTCGCGTTCCCGATTGCCTTTTGTATACTTTCAGGCAATTTCGCGTATTCTTCCTCATAGCCGTATATACCGTTTCCGATTGCCTTGCGAACCATGTACCACGCTTCGCCTTCGCTCAGCTCCGATGGAATCTCCATTAGCTCCATCGCTTTTTTGCGAATGTCCGCTGGTGTAGGCGGGTAATGCTCCGTCTGTGAATACGCCAGCGCTCCCGCTTCGCAAGTCGCATAGTCCATATCGCTAAGAAGTTCATACCAAACGTCGAATTGCGTCTGATTCTTTGGGACCTCGTAAATGACATACAATCCCATTGCGATAGCCTTGAATTCTTCTCGTGTCATACCCATTGCGGCAATTCCTCCTTCCCGTGCTTATAATTGCCTTCAAAGACTTTTTGGAAATTGTCGGGCTGGATAAACCAGTCGAACGTTACGCGGCTCCCTTCTTGCGCCTTTTTCTGAAAGAACGCCTGATTGTCTATATCGCGAATGACCGTGATAAGCTCCCCGTAAGGGTGATTTGCAAGCGTAAGCCTTAAGTTGTCCCAACGTTTCGTCATTGGCTTTAACGATGCAATGTTTAACGTCGTCAGGTTGTTATTCCATTCGTCTACGATTTCGTTCGCTGTCGCTTGGTCCAGCTCGCCCACGTAAGCTACTACTTGGTTATGGTTTTGGTTATGGTTTTGGTTATGGTTTTGGTTATGGGGGTTGTTTTTTTCAACTATCGGTTGTTTTGGGTTGTTTTCGGTTGAATCGGTTGTTTCGGTTGTTTTTATTGCGTTCTTATTTCCCTTAGGCGCGCCTCCTTTTTTACCGTTCTCCCGATTCTTCCTTTTTTTCTCCGCGTAACGGTCCATAGTTCCCCTGATAGCCAGCCAGCCTAATCTCATATCAGTGTCGTAAAACGTTGGATTTATGCCAGTTTTCGCGTACTCATAGATGGCATAAACCAATTCCATAGCCCTATCATTTGTAAATTCTCTGAGTATTTCTTCCCACTCAAAAAATAACTCTGTGTATTGTTGTTCCATATATCTCTACCTTCGGTTGTTTTCGGTTGTTTTGGGTTGTTTTGGTTGTTTTAAGAAGTTTTCGTCCACGTCGTTCGATGGTGTAATGATGATTTCCGTGCGCGGGTGTTCCTTGTCATAATGAACCCTTGAGCCGTCCGTTCCTGTTACGATGGTGCAGTTATCGTCCTCAATGGTCCACGCCTTAACCAGTACGTCGTGAAGTGCGGAATGTAAATTCGTGATGTCTACCCGCCTCCGTGTAGGCATGAAGTAATGAGCTTCTATGTTCACGGGAAAATCAATCATTGACGGTGGACAAAAAGGAATGGCAGAATTTTCATACGCGACGTATGCCTTCGATTGAATAGGAAATACTCTGTTTCCGCGCTTTGCGATTCTTTGGCTGTTCTTCTTAGTCACTGGGGGTAACTCTATTGTGAATCTTAACTCCGCCATTCCTTGTGCCTCCTTATTTCTCGATATATGGGTGAATCTGATAGTCTGTGAAGTTGTTCGGGTCTTGACCCTTATCCAGCAAGGCAATCCACTTGTCGCGCTGTTCCTGATTGATTCCAGTGTAGGCGTTTACCTTGTTGCCTTCTTTGTCCAGTAAATAGATTGTGTATTTGATTTCCATTTGATTCCTCCTTCTTAGTTAAACGGTAAGCCTGTGTCGTCAGCGTCATGCCACTCAACCTCAGCCTGTGTCTCCATACGTTTGCTCTCCGCAAATTCGATATTTTCCGCGATTACGTTGGTCGTGTATTTCATTTGACCGTCAACACCAGCGTATTTACGAGTTTGTAATCTTCCCTCAAGCGCTATCTTTGTACCCTGATGCAAATAGTCGTTTACGAAACCCGCTGTTTTGCCGAAACAAACGCAATCGAAAAAGTCCGCGTCGGGTTCGCTATCCTTCTTAAACCGACGGTCTACCGCAATGGTGAATGTCGTCCACGTTTCGTGTGCGTTTGGGTCCCTTGTAAGGCGCCCGATTAAAATAACTTTGTTCATTTGATTCCTCCTAATTGCTTTACTAAAGTCTGATATTTTGCTTCGCTTAATTCGGCTAAACTATTAACCTTGTGAGCGGCACATACTTTTCTTACGCGTTCCTCCAATGGGTCCTGAGCGTCCATCTGTGATATAAGCTGAAATAAATATTTCGCTTTATCCTCTCCAATTTCCTTTTTCTGAGGTTTTTTGTATTCGCCCTCAGGTTTCTGAGGCTTTTTGTATGTTGTCTCGGGTTTACTCAGGCTTTGCGCGTCGTCGTCCTCTGTGGCTAATCCAAACGCCATTAGAAGTGAATATCTTCTTGCGTATGTCAACGCGCTTCCCTGTTGCTGAGCTGGGTTCGATACCCCGATGAGTGTAGCGTCAACAACCCTTGCGCCCTGAATCGGGTCCTGTTTGTTACCTTCGCTATCAATCGGTACGGTAAAAACGTAGTCGTCGCCGTCGATGCGGTTGATATACTGGTAGTACCTCATACCGATGTTTTCTAAGTATTCGTGGATTTGCGCGATATCCACGTACTTATACGAGTATTTTCCCGTGTTCGCGGTCTTGTTTTTTGTTACGGTTCCAGCCATTGATTCCTCCTTATACTTCGCGCCCGTGCGCCTTTAAATATCTTCTTAAGTGTTTCTGTCTTGCTAAGATGCTCAACGCCCTTTTGCGGTCTTGCCTGTACTGGCGTTCCAAGATGTCCAAATCGTCCGTTCTGTAATAGCCCTGACCGTCTTGGTCGTTACAAATAAACTCTCCTTCACGGCGCGCCTGTTCGATTAGCTCCCGCACGATTCTGTCATTCATGTCAACGCGTCTTGCGAGGTCCCTTCTCGTGATTGCGTTTTCCTTGTCATACGGGATATACTCCGCTAACGCCTCCGCGCTCATCTTCTTACTTCTCATAACCAATCTCCCTGTCCACACGTTCTATTGTTTCATTGCTCCGATTGATTGCGCTGATTGCGACGATGGAAACTGTCGCACAAAACAGCAACGCTACCACTATCACGGCTATAAATAACTTTTTCATGCGCCCTCCTTAAATAACTCAGGGAAATATTTTTCCATGTCCTCTTTGTTGTAAGGAATGTCCGCCAGCTCTTCGCCCTTTGTGCCGCATAAAAGAATCGGTCCCACAAAGTCGATGCCGCTTATCACACAATTGTGGTCTAATCCGTAAATGCGCCCTTCCTCGTTACAGATAGCCACTAAATCACGCGCCAGCGGGACAATCTCGATATACCCGCCCACAAACTTCTGTAAGGCTTCCAGCGTGTTGTCAATCAAAGAATAGAACGCGCCCTGATTCGGTCTTTTTACACATACATACATACTCATGTTCATTTGTTTAATTCCTCCCATATTTCCTCAAATAATGCTTCTAAATCTTTCATGCTTAGTCCTCCATGTAATAAACTTCGATGCTTCTAACCCGTCTCGACGTCTTGAACGTGTAAACGTTCTTGTCGTTCTCCAGCTCGGAGATTTTGTCGTGTAGTTCGTCTATCTCCGCCAGCATCTGATTCTGTTCCAAGTGAGAAACCCGTAATTGCTCTTTCGTCGCTTTGAGTTCCTCTGTCATTTTGATAAGCCGTTCTTCCAGCTCGTTGAAGTCGTTCGCATCAAGCTCAATGTCTAACATTCGATTTTTCCTCCTTTAGTTTCCTGATGATTTCATACGTTAGCGGCGCGTCCTTACGCCTTAGCGTTACGCCGTCCAGCTCCTTTACGGACCCGTCTTTGAATATGTGAGTAATCAATCTACCCACCTCCCGACGATTTCCGCTGATACCGCGTCTCCGTCATAGTCCATTGCGATTGCGTCAATTCGCCTGTTGTCGCCACAGCGGATAATGCACGGTCCGTCAAAGTAAGGTCCTTTAAGGTCGATATAATGCTCGTTGCTGTACCACGTATGGTTAAAGTCATGTACCGATAAAGTGATATGTTTCATTCCACGCCTCCTTCGATTGCGATTTCGACACGTTTGCCACAATACGGACATCTCTTAGTTGTGCCCTTATAAAACGGCTCTTCTCTTTTGGAAAGTCCTAAGTAATTCTGATACGCGTCGTATTTGCGATACTGACGAACGTGTTCGACTTGCGTGTAGTAATCTATCTCGCCACAATTCGGGCATTTAATGAAAATTCTCATGCCGCCCTCCTTACTCGCAATACGGATTCACATACACGCCGCACACATGACCGTGCGGACGATATCCGTATAAGTCCTTGTGCCAGTCGCTATACCAGCCCCAGTCGCCGTCTTTCCAGCCAGTCGCTTCGTGTTTCTCGAAGTATTGGCGAAGTTTAATTTTTTCACTGTCCACCTCGTTACGGATTTTCAGGATATCGTTGAAATGCTCCGCTACCTTCTCCAGCTTTGAATCAGATAAGTACGGCAAGTCGCAGTACACAAGGAAATACTCGATATCCTCAAGCTTCGGAACACCGTCGCCGTAATAGCAAGGCGAAACAGTTGCCCTTGTGCCGTCTGCTAAAGTGAATGTTGTGTCCTTGAAGTGATTGTTTTTGATTGCCTCATACATGGATTCTTTTGTAAATTTCACGGTTGATTCCTCCTTTGATTTTCCCTGATTGTGTCTTGTTAAGACACTTTAGCCGCAAAAAAAATTCGGTCTACCTGTTCAGCCGTCAGGCTGTACTTTGTTTTGATTGCTAAGATTTCGCCTTGCGTAAACTCCGCTCCGTTCGTCTCGTTCAGCTTCGCGGAAAACGTACTCCGTGCAATTCCCAAGTATTCGGAAAGTGTGTTCCCAGTATCGCCGTTCAGCTTCATCATAGCCTCTAACTCGTTCTTTCTCATGTTCCTCCTTCCTATCTGTGGGTTCTTTCGTAAGCACTTTCCCAGTCGTCTACGATTCCCCTATGTCCAAGTTCCTTATACAGTCTTTTAAGACTTTCCTCGTCCTGATTGCTTCCTTTGTCGCCGCTCATTATGACGCCCATGTAAAAGATGTTAGCTAAGATTTCCTCCGCGTCCATGCGTTTTATCTCGTTTACTTTCAGTAGCATCTTGCGCCTCCTTCTTTCGTTTGATTTTTCCTGTTTGTGTCTCCATGAGACACCCGTAGGATAGCACTATGCAAATACCCTGTCAAGCACTTTTATTGATTTTTAGGACACTTTTTTTATTTTTTATTGCAACCATGCCGAAAATAGCGTAAAATTAGGACACTCTAAAGGAAGGAGGCTACTAATATGAATAACATGGGCGAACAGATTAAAAAGCGTCGTATAGAAATGGGCTTTACCCAAGAAGAATTGGGCGAAAAGTTAGGGCTTCAAAAATCCGCTATTGCGAAGTATGAAAACGGGCGCGTCGAAAACATTAAGCGTTCCGTTATAAAGAAGATGTCAGAAGTGTTGAATTGCTCCCCGTCTTACTTGTTGGGTTTAGAAACCGCTACACACGCACAACGAATTCCCGTGTATGGACGTGTTGCCGCTGGCATACCCATAGAAGCGATTGAGAATATCAGTGATTGGGAAGAAATACCCGCGAGCTGGCAAGGGAAATTTTCAGGCTTAAAGGTAAAAGGCGATAGTATGGTCCCGATGATACAGGACGGCGACGTACTAATCGTTAAGAATCAGAATGACGCCGAATCAGGCGATATCGTGATTGCGTTGATAAACGGCGAAGATGCCACGGTTAAGAAACTACTGAAACAGGGCGACGGCATTGTATTACAGCCGTTGAACCCAGCATACGAGCCGAAATACTTTAGCAAGGAAAATCAGGAAGCTATCCCCGTCACGATATGGGGCAAGGTAATCGAAATTAGAAGAAGTTTATAAAGAAAAAACCGTCTCATGCGGCGAAACATTCAGACGGCTTTTCATAAGTATGTATGTACGGGTAAAAGCCCGCGTGATTAGTATACCACGCACGGCTGGAATCCGCTACACAAAAAAGGGGGACAGCTATGTTAGTCGGTTTATATCCCCGCGTGTCCACTCAGGAACAGGCGGAAAATGGTTATTCCATAGACGAACAGATTGATAGAATGACGAAATACTGTGAGGCTATGGGCTGGCAAATCTATAAGGTCTATACCGATGCTGGATTTTCGGGAGCTTCTTTGAAACGTCCAGCGCTTCAACAGTTAATTCAAGATGTCAAAAATAAAAGAATTGAGAAGGTCTTAGTCTATAAGTTAGACAGACTATCACGTTCACAAAAAGACACGCTTTATCTGATTGAGGACGTGTTTTTAAAGAACAACGTCGATTTTGTGTCGATGTCTGAACAATTAGATACAAAAACGCCTTTAGGAAAAGCAATGATTGGCTTACTATCCGTGTTCGCTCAGTTAGAACGCGAGCAAATAAAAGAACGCATGATGATGGGAAAGTTACAAAAAGCAAAGCAAGGATTCTACCACGGGTCCTTTGAAAGTCCGATAGGTTACGACTACACTGACAAGGCACTGCTTATAAATGATTTTGAGGCGTTACAAATCCGTGAGCTATATGAGTTATTTTTAGAAGGGAAAAGCCCGTCGGAGATAGCAGACGCACTTAACACAAAAGGATATTACCATAAACACGGACAGTGGCGCAGAGAGAGCGTCAGGAACGTCTTAAAAAGCCGTTTGTATATTGGCGAGGTAAAGTATCAGGGCAAATGGTATAAAGGCGTACACGAGCCGATTATCAACGAGGAAACGTACGACAAAGCCCAACGGATTCTTTATAAACGCCACGAGGATTTTAGCGCCCGAAAGAACGCTGGAAAACCAACGTCTTTGTTCGGCGGGCTGATTGTATGCGGTTGTTGTGGCGCACGATATGGCAAATGCACTGATAAAAAAATCCGCAACGGCAAAGTATACGAATACTCATATTACAAGTGCGCGTCGCGTTCAAAGAAAAACAAATCTTCCATTAAGGACCCATGTTGCAAGAACAAAACATGGAGAGAAAAAGAGTTCGATTCTTTGATGATTCAGGAGCTTGAAAAATTAAAACTCGAACCCGCGGCCTACACGCCGTCCGCAAAAGACAATACCGCTGTGTTGTCGGAAATCAAGAAAATAGAAAAGCAATTAGAAAAGCTGATTGACTTATACACTGTGGGCGATATTCCTCGCGACGTATTGCAAGGCAAAGTAGAAGCCCTTACAGAAAAGAAGGACAAATTAGAATTGTCGATTGAACCAAAAGAAGATTCCCGTATAACAAAAAAAGAGGCTGTCGAAGTTATCAACAGCCTCAAACCGCTCCTTGAAAGTGGGAACATTCAGGATATCCGTGTTGCACTATGTGAATTAGTTGATTATATCAAAGTTAATGGAGAGGATATTACGGTTTATTGGAATATCGCCTGAGGTTCTCCCCCTTTTGGGAGGGTAATTGTAGTCACCTCCACTTTACGGTAGAACATTTCCCCGCGGTTTCCCGCGGGGTGTTCTGAAAGGAGGTGCCATCTATGATAATCCTAAAGAGGTTATCAACTCTGTTTGTTCAGGAAGTTTTGAAGGGCTTTAACTGTTTCAGGTCCACAATAGCCATCTTCTTCAACCTTGAACCCGCAATCGGTTAGTTTTCTCTGCAATGCTCGAATC